GTTACATCTTTAACAATCTAGGAATATCTGTAGATCCTTCTAGTATGTTTGATGTTCATGTTAAGAGGATACATGAATATAAGCGTCAGCACTTACTTGCACTTCAAGTTATCGCCCAGTATCTTCGTATCAAAAACGGAAAGGACTTCGTTCCTCGCACAGTAATATTTGGTGGCAAAGCAGCACCTGGATATTATATGGCAAAGTTGATTGTTCATTTTATTAATTCTATTGCTGAGACAATCAATAGTGATCCTGATATGGATGGTAAGTTACGTGTAGTATTCTTACCAAACTATAGTGTTAAGTTAGGAGAACTTGTATATCCTGCTGCTGATTTATCTGAACAAATTTCTACTGCTGGTAAGGAAGCATCGGGTACAGGTAATATGAAGTTCCAAATGAATGGTGCTTTAACTATTGGTACATTAGATGGTGCTAACGTAGAGATACGTAATCTAGTTGGTAAAGAGAACTTCTTCTTATTTGGTAAGACAGAATCTGAGATAGGAGAATTGTGGAGGAACAATTATGATCCTAAGCACTACATGAGTGCTGAACTTTGGGAAGTGATTAACCTTATTAAAGGTGGGCATTTTAGTGGGGGTGATAAGGATACCTTTAGACCACTCTTAGATAACTTATTGAATAATGATCCATTCTGTGTCTTTGCTGATTTTGATGATTATCTTAATGCTCAAGATGCAGTGAATGAGGTATGGAAGAATAGAGATGAGTGGAATAATATGTCTCTTTTAAATATTGCACGATCAGGATTCTTCTCTTCTGATAGATCTATTAGGGATTACTGCGACAAGATATGGGGGATATCTGTTTGAGTATTCCTATAGCACCATTAAATCCACCACAAGGATCAACGTGCCCTTTTGTCTATGCATCTAATGTCTTTACTGAAGAACAGTTAGATAGTATTGAAGACATGGTTGATATGAATAGTGGTACTCAATTTAATGATGAGATTAAAAAATCATGGGTTACTATGATTGGATATAATGAGGATAGTCATTGGTTATTCTCTCAATTATCTAAAGTTGTTCATCAATTAAACACTGAGTATTATAGATTTAATTTAACTCAACTTGACGATAATATTCAGTATGCTTGCTATAGTAAAGGTTCAGAATATAAATGGCATACTGATTATACTAACTGTCCTACTCCTGCTAGAAAATTTACGGTAGTTGTTCAGTTGAGTGATCCTTCAGAATATGAAGGTGGTCAGTTTGAATTATTCCCAAAGGTGGAAGTTCCGAAAGAACGTGGTCTCGTTCATATCTTCCCACCGTACCTTTACCATAGGGTAAAAACCGTACAATCTGGGGTTAGAAAAGTTTTAGTTACTTGGGTTTGGGGTCCACCATTCGCTTAACCGAATAAAAAGTTCTGGTTATCCGATTGTATCATTTGAGTGTTTGTGTTTAAATAATAGTGTCGCCTTCGGGGACATCAAAACACAAACTCGCTTATTTAAGGAGCTACTATCATGACTAACCTAACACGTTTTCATACGGCAGATATGCCACTACTGTTCGATAAGATAATGAAGAACAGTATAGGGATGGACGATTATTTTGATCGGTTCATGACTCTACAAGAGACCACATCAAACTATCCCCCATATAATTTAATTGAAGTAAACAATGTCGAATCGAGACTCGAAATCGCCCTTGCGGGGTTTACGAAAGATGAAGTATGCGTCTATACGGAGTTTGGAAAACTACATGTACAAGGCAGCAAAGAAGAACAGGAAGATGTTGGAACGTTTAGACATAAAGGATTGGCCAACAGGTCTTTCTCTAGGGTCTGGCAAATCTCAGATGATACCGAGGTACGAGAGGTCGAATTTAGAGACGGATTACTCGTCGTTCGATTAGGTAAAATAGTTCCAGAACATCATGCTCGAAAAGAGTATCTATAAATAAAACTGAATATCGTCGCCGCAAAGTGGGGGTGTACTGGCAAAATCCAGTTGACACCCCTTTTTATTGGCTGTATAATACCTACAAAGATAACCCATTATGGCAAATAAACTAGCAGTAATTAAAACTGGTGAACAGATCATTACAAAGGTTGAAGAGATGCTTTTGGATGATAAGGTTGTTGGATACTTCTTTATTAAACCATGTGTTGTAAATACTTCAGAACCTATTGTTAATAAAGAAAGTGGTGGTGCTTCTTTTGATATCAAATTAGCACCTTGGATTCCTTTAGGTAAAGGAACTAGGTTCCCAGTACCCTTGGATTGGATCGTCACTTTTATTGACCCAGTTGATGAACTATCATCAATGTATATGAATGATGTTCTAAAGGAAAAGGAAGAGACCCAAGAAAAAACAATCGTAATTCCTGAGGAGGATAGTTAAATGGCAGATGAACTTAAACCACAATTAATTGTATTTCATACTGGAGGTACAGTAGTTGCTGAGATTGAAGAAGTTGGAGCAGACATTGGAGAACCTGATTGCAAAATCAAGAACCCATATAACATTGTTCCTCAACAGAATGGTAATGCTACTTTGCAACCTTGGATGGGTGAACTAACCAATCAAAAAGAATTTATGATTAGTTCTGACAAGATCTTGACTATATGCGAACCACTTGGTAAAATAAAAGATACTTATGAAAGTCTAAACTCGTAATGAGGTTCTATACGAACGTTCAAATGGTTGGGGACAACTTCTTAGTTCGTGGTTATGAAGATGGAAAACACTTCGCAACCCGTGAGAAGTTTTACCCAACCCTTTTTGTTGAATCACCTAAGAAGAAAACCCATTATAAGACTCTTGATGGTACGCAGGTAGCACCTGTTAAACCTGGAACTGTTCGTGAGACTAGAGAATTTATAAAGAAGTATGAACCTGTACCAGGTTTTGATGTGTATGGTAACGAGAGATTTATTTACCAGTACATATCTGAGAAGTATCCTGATGATGAACTGAAGTTTGATATTAGTAAAATTAAATTAGTAACCATTGATATTGAGGTTGAGTCTGAACAAGGATTCCCTGATGTAGAATCTGCTGCTGAGGAGATACTTCTTATATCAATTCAGGATTATGCCACTAAAGAGATTATTACTTGGGGTAAAGGTCCATTTAAGACACATCAAGATAATCTCTATTACAAGCAATTTAATAATGAGTATGATCTTTTAAATGACTTCATCAATTGGTGGATGATAGAAGAGAATACCCCAGAGGTTATTACTGGATGGAATAGTAAACTGTATGATATACCATATATTGTTCGTAGGATAGATCGTATTCTAGGTGAGAAACTTAAGAAGAGATTATCTCCTTGGGGTTTGGTGACAGAAGACAGACATGTCATCATGGGAAGAGAACAGCTTTCATATGATATTGGTGGTGTATCTCAGTTAGACTATCTTGACCTTTATAAGAAGTTTACTTATAAGGCACAGGAGTCTTATAGATTGGATTATATTGCTAGTGTAGAATTGGGACAGAAGAAGTTAGACCATAGTGAATTCGACACATTTAAAGACTTCTATACACAAGGGTGGAAAAAATTTGTAGAGTATAATATAATTGACGTAGAACTTGTTGACCGTTTGGAAGGCAAGATGAAGTTGATTGAACTCGCACTCACTATGGCATATGAAGCCAAGGTGAATTACGAAGATGTATTTTATCAAGTTCGTATGTGGGATACAATCATATATAACTACCTAAAGAAGAGAGGTATTGTCATACCTCCTAAAATTAAAACTGATAAAGACGCAAAGTACGCAGGAGCTTATGTCAAGGAACCGAAACCAGGACGCTATGATTGGGTTGTTAATTTTGACCTCAATAGCCTCTATCCTCATCTTATTATGCAGTACAATATCTCCCCAGAAACCCTCAGGGAGACTAGACATCCCAGCTCGAGCGTTGAACGGATTCTGAATAAAGAGTGTGAGTTTGATGGAGACTATGCTGTATGTGCTAATGGAGCACAGTACAGGAAGGATGTGAGAGGGTTCCTACCAGAACTCATGGATAAGATGTATGGAGATCGTGTGATCTTCAAAAAGAAGATGATTGAGGCAAAGAAAAAGTATGAGAAGACCCCCACTAAGGCACTGGAAAAAGAAATTGCAAGATGCAACAACATCCAAATGGCGAAAAAGATCTCTCTTAATTCTGCTTATGGTGCTATCGGCAATCAGTACTTCAGGTATTTTAAACTAGCAAATGCTGAGGCAATTACTTTGTCTGGACAAGTCTCTATTCGATGGATAGAGAATAAGATGAATGCCTATATGAATAAACTTTTGAAAACAGAGGATGTAGATTATGTTATTGCTTCAGATACTGATTCCATTTATCTTAATATGGGTGATTTGGTTGAGACTGTATACAAGGGCAGAGAGAAAACTAATGAGGTCGTTGTTGGGTTCCTTGACAAGGTGTGTGAAACTAAACTTGAGCCTTATATTGAGAGTTCTTACCAAGAATTGGCCGACTACGTAGGTGCTTATGATCAGAAGATGATCATGAAGCGAGAGAATATTGCTGATCGTGGTATATGGACTGCGAAGAAAAGATATATTCTAAATGTGTGGGATAGTGAGGGAGTTAGATATGAAGATCCTAAATTAAAGATGATGGGTATTGAGGCAGTGAAGTCTTCAACACCTGCTCCATGCAGACAATTAATTAAAGATGCACTTAAACTTATAATGAATGGAACAGAAGATGATGTGATAGATTTTATTGAGAAGTCTCGGACAGAATTTAAAAAACTTCCACCAGAAGATATTTCGTTTCCACGATCTGCAAGTAACGTTGAGAAGTATAGTGCAGTAAATTCTATCTATGCAAAGGGAACTCCTATACATATACGGGGGTCTTTACTGTTTAACTACTATGTTAAGAAGCATAAGTTAGATAAAAAGTACTCACTCATCGGCAACGGTGAGAAAGTTAAATTTTGTTATTTAAAATTACCCAATCCAATTCACGAGAATGTAATGTCATTCATTCAAGATTTTCCTAAGGAACTTGAATTGAAGAATTACGTGGACTATGATTTACAATTTGAGAAGTCTTTTATAGAACCTCTCAAAGCGATTCTTAATGCGATTGGTTGGAATGTAGAGAAAACAGCAACGCTGGAGGCGTTTTTTACCTAATGGATTTACCTATCGATGATAAGGAGTTGTCTACTATTATAAGTGCTTTACACTTAGGTGGTGATACGGCACTTTTTCAAAAGTTGAAGATTGTAAAAGAGACTAGAGATCTTAATCCAGGCGGTCCCTATAAGAAAATTATTAGGGAGCAATACGGTATGGTTTTCTAATGGATGGTATTGAATGGAATGCTTTTGATTTACCAAACATTCCGATTTTTACAACAGATCTTACCCCTGAGGTTATGGATTACCTTTGGGGAAGAATCGAGCAAGCAAAAACCGATCAGGTATCTTGCAATAAATTTTTAGCAGGTAATATTAGTAAGAGTTTAGTATTAAAAGATAAGGATGATTATTTTAAGAATTTAGTTATAGAACCACTTACAAGAGAATTTGTTTCTGGTGATAAAAGGTGGGAGGTTCCCTTCAAGCAAAAGACTGATTTGAAGTTCTCTTTATATTGGTGGGTTAATTTTCAGAATCAAACTGAGTTTAATCCTATTCATCGTCACAGTGGTATACTTTCTTTTGTTATCTTTATGAAGATACCAACTGATTGGAGAGAGCAACATGAACTTCCCTTTAGTTCTCATTCAGGAGGACCAGCAGCATCTGATTTTTGTTTCTCTTATAGTGATATTTTGGGAGAAGGTGGAGAGCATGGAATTTTTCTAGATAAAGATAAGGAGGGAACTATGTTAGTCTTCCCTTCAGCACTACGTCATCAAGTATATCCATATTATAATTGCGATGAGGAGAGAATAACGATTGCTGGTAATATGCTTTGGGACGTGCTATAATATCGCTATCAAGTTTACTACTATGGTTCTAGTCTACATTATCATTGCTCTTCTTTTATTTTTACTTGGATGGGGTATCTATCTTACCTTCGGTCCTGGTAAAGAAGAACTTAGAGATCAAATTGATGAACATGCTAAAATGCATGAACTAGGTATTGCACATGGTCACGGTGGAAATAGTGAAGCATATAGGTTGTCTGGTAAACTAGACAATCATACACATGATGAGGTTAAATAGTTATGGATTTTCTAAAGGAGATCGTTAAAGAAATTGGAGACGAATACACCCAACTCGGAAGAGATATCGACGACAAAGAAGAATATATTGACACAGGTAGTTTCATTTTTAATAGCCTTCTTTCAGGTTCTGTATTTGGCGGTGCGTCTCGGAATCGCATTACTGCCATCGCTGGTGAGTCTAGTACTGGCAAAACTTTTTTCTCGCTCGCTGTGGTTAAAAACTTCCTCGATACTAATCCTGATAGTTATTGCCTCTATTTCGATACTGAAGCCGCAGTTAATAAAGGACTACTTGAATCTCGTGGGATTGACCTAAATAGGATTGTAGTGGTCAACGTAGTGACCATTGAAGAGTTTAGATCAAAGGCATTAAGGGCAGTTGATATATACTTAAAAAAATCTGAAGAGGAACGCAAACCTTGTATGTTTGTGTTAGATTCTTTAGGTATGCTATCTACTGAAAAAGAAATCAGAGATGCATTAGATGATAAGCAAGTCAGGGACATGACCAAATCCCAACTTGTTAAGGGAGCATTCCGTATGCTCACACTTAAACTTGGTCAAGCAAACATACCCCTTATAGTTACAAACCATACCTACGATGTTATCGGCAGTTACGTCCCTACTAAAGAAATGGGAGGAGGCTCTGGTCTCAAATACGCCTCGTCTACGATCATTTATCTCAGCAAAAAAAAGGAAAAGGATCAGAGCGAGGTTGTTGGAAACCTTATTAAAGCTAAGACACATAAATCAAGACTCTCCAAAGAAAATAAAGAAGTAACCATTCGACTTTACTATGACGAACGTGGTCTAGATCGTTACTATGGTCTCCTTGAACTAGGTGAGATTGGAGGACTGTGGAAGAATGTAGCAGGTAGATATGAGATTAATGGTAAGAAGGTATATGCCAAAGCGATCTATAAAGATCCTGAGGAGTATTTTACAGAAGATATATTACAAAAATTAGATGCTATAGCAAAAGAAGAATTTAGTTATGGTATGTGATGGATACTATAGAAGTAACTATTTTACAGAATCTCGTCCATGATGAGGAGTATTCTAGGAAGGTAATCCCCTTCATTGAACCTGATTATTTTCAGGAGCAAGGGCAGAAATTAGTCTTTGAAGAAGTAGTTCAATTTATATCTAAGTATGATACTC